GCGCAAGTTAGGTGGTTGGTAGTTTGGTCCCTTCAGGACCTTGCCGTCAGCACGGCGGATAGGTTGACCATCTAGACCGAGCTTCGACATATTAGATTTGTGTACACGATCGAGTGCTTCCTCTAGGTCCCACTCATTGTTCTCAGCGTACTGGAAGCAGACATAGACGAGGTCTGCTAGCTCCTTTAGTTCTTCTTCGTAGCCTTCATTGCCACGTGCATAACAAAGCTCACTGTATTCCTCAGCGATCAAATCCAGTTGCATAGTCCGGTTGTCCGGAGTGTTCTGGATCCCATACGCTGAACGGAACTGTATGGCTTGGTCGGACAGGCTCATCGTCCTGCAGTGTTGTGTGTTCGAGTTCATTCTCAAGATAGTGGATAGCCTTTTTAAGGTCGGTGTCTTTCGTTGAAGCATCTTTGTGACCGGCTCTGCAAATATATTTAATAGCATTGCCTAGGTGATAGTTGAGTTCTTGGTCACGGATAAAATCCCAGACCTCAATAGAACCACGTGTGTAATAAGAGGGAGTGAAGTGGGTCACCATAAATCCAGTAGTTGTTTTAAGTTGTTGCCTAAGACAAACGTCTGACGCTGTAGTGCTAACAGAATAGTGATTAGATCCTCCTTGCTAGCTTTCTCTACACCATCAGTCAGCTGCCTCATCTTGAACTCCTGCTCCAGTGTCAATGTTGTAATCGGCATCGGAGGGAGTGAAGAGGATCGGTCCTTTGTCATAGTCATCAGCGGTAAGGATCTTTGCTAGCCTAGCATTCATCAATGCATCCGCTTCTGTCAGACCTTTTTTGCCAAAGGCTTCCAAAACTGAATTCCAGGTGTACCCGTTTTCCTCAAAAAATTTTGCGCTAGTTTTTACGCCAAATCCGGGTGCTCCACTGTATCCATCGGTGCTGTCGCCTGCTAGTGTTTGAATCAAGAACCATTGCCAACCTTCTGCAGGTGTAATGGTGAAATGTTCGTCTAAGTTGTATAGCTTACCAGGTATCTGCTTTAGATCCTTGTCTGGTGAGACAATCACGCAGTCATCATTCGAAGTTGCGTAGATCCCTAAAGCGTCATCAGCCTCTAAGTCAGGCATGACAATTACCTCGTAGCGTTCTCGTAGTGCGTTGATCAGTCGTTTGTATCCGCACGGTTTTTTGCGGTTCCTGTGTCCCTTGTAAGCAGGGTCAACAGTCTTTCTAAAATTGGTAGAGTCGCTAAAGAACAAGATAACATTAGGATCAAAGAATTGATCTCGGATCTTGTCAAGTTCTCGAAGTGCGTTACCAAGTGCGTCTTTGAAACTAGAACCAACGAAGATAACGTCGTTTCCATAATCAATGTCGTATTCAGCTGACGCACAGGCTTTATACGCAATGTAGTCTGCGTCGATCAGCAGTTTAGTCATTTACCTTGACCCCTGCTCATTTTCTTGTTGTGTCGTGGACGACTCAGAGAACTCTGACCTTGGCGGGTAGTCTTCTTGACAGACTTGATTTCCTTTTTGTTTTTTGAGTAGATCATCAGATAGGTAGTTGAGAGCTTTTACTAGGATGTCTTTATCATCACTGAAGCAGCCTAAGCCACGATTGCATCTGTCGCAAATGTAACCACGAAAGTCTTCAGTAGTGTGACAGTGATCTAGTATCCACGTCTCTGTGTGGGTGTTGCAGATAGGACAGGGTCCTGGTGCTGGGATAGGGTGTGCCTTCCTAAGGTTGTTCCTTAGCTTAGCCATTTCAGCTCGGCAAGCTTTACAGGTGTACCTGATAGCTCCACCAATCTTGAATGTATCAAACGCATCAAGAGGCTTATGCTCTTTACATTTAATGCACTTCTGCCCAGTTGCTTCCGACCTTTGCTTCCGCATCGATTCGGATTCGCATGTTGTAATACTCTCCAGCAAGTTGAGCTGAGAGTACCAGGGATGTTGATAAGTCATTCACGTGGGCTGGGTCACACTCAAACTGCAATTCATCGTGGACGAATGCAAGCTGAGAGCAACACAGGTTTAGTTCTTTAATTTGTTCTTGGTTGATACACATCCACTTCTTCGCAATGACACCTGCTCCTGACTGGAGGCAGTAATTCAGCGCTTTGTGGGGGGAGTCAACCTGTATCTTCCGTCCATCAATTGATTTGATAAAGCCTCTTTCCGATGCTTTCTTAATGGCAGATAAGAGTTCATCCAATCCGTCAATCGCAGAAATAAATGCGCTACGGATCTCCTTTCCTTTTCTTTTTGCTTGAGATTCGCTAAGACTGGAGTCAAAACTGAGTCCGATTTTCTGGTCGCCCGCTCCATAAAGAAAGGCATATTGGACGGTCTTAACTTGTCGGCGAGAAATTCCAATCTTGTCAGCATTTACTTGATGTATGTCTCCATTGAGGAGGATGTCGGCGTATCGTCCACCGTCATAACGAGCAAGGTAATGGGCAAGCATACGCAGCTCAATACCAGAAAGGTCAGCGCCGACCATAAGCTGACCCGGACTTGCGATAAAGAGTTCTCTAAATCTGCTGTCTGACGGGACCTGGGCGAGGTTGGGATTTCGGTGCGCACAGCGGTGCGTGTTCGTGGCAACTGAACAGTGGTGGTGAATCCTGTCATTCGTAACAAGCTTCAGCCAAGCGTTCGTGCCTTGGGAGAGCATCCCAAGCATTTTCGTTGCCGTCAAACATTTCAGAAACTCCATAGCAATCGGAGATCCAATCTCCTTCAATACTACTTCGTCGATGATAGGCTTCCCAGTAGTTGTCAGCTGGGTTGGCTTCCAGCCATGATATGTTTGCAGGATCCATGCAATCTGG